TTTACCTCTCATTATCTTTGGGTTTATTATCAGAAGAGGATATAAAGGATTTAATAAAATATTACGAAGAACTAGAACATTACGAATGTTGTGAAGGAATAACTTCAGCTTATAAAGATCATAAATATGGAATCAAACGAGAAAACATTAATAACTAAAGTACAGGACATATCTGATATAAAGAATAAAACAAGGATTATTATAGAGAGGTTTTATAAAATAAATTTATCGAACCCTACAAGGGTAAGGGTTTATGTAGAGGCTCGTGCTATGTATTTTAAGTTATTAAAAGATAACACTAAAATGACTTTGCACGATATAGGAGAATCTGTTGGGAAACATCACACCTCTGTTCTCCATAACATCAATCAACTTGAATTTGATATTAATCAAATCCCCCAGATAGGATCAAAATATTCAAGGCTTCTTTCTTTATACCACCAGTGTATATTGGAGCCAATGAATGAAGACAATACACTAGCCGAAATAGCAACTAGTTATGAGAATCTAAAGAACTCTTATGATATGTTGAGTAGGAATTATAGACTGTTAGTAGATCAACATCAAATATTAGTAGATGAAAAGAAAAGAAGACAACGAAGAAAGTATTAAGAAACCTGATGGCAGACGTAATAATGGAGCTGTTAAGGGAATATCAAGAGGTCAAGGCAGACCTCCAAAGATAAAAGAGAGAGAAACAAATGCTCTTACTTTAAAGGCACTTAAAAAGGCTTTTGGTAGTGAAGAGAAGGCTTGGGTCCACGTTGCTCAGAAAGCATCTGAAGGTAACTTTAATTATACTAAGATGTTATGGGAGTATAGATATGGGAAACCAAAAGAACAACAGGAGTTAAATGTTAATACTAAAATTAATATTCCTGTTATTGATTTCGCTAAACCTAAAACAATAGATGTTAATCACGAAGAGGATGAAGATAAATAGAAAAGATTACCCTGTGTTTAGTGGGGTCCTTAAATACTTTCCTGATGCTTTAATGGAGATATCTAGATGTAGTCTACAGGGACAAATTCAACACAACCCTGATAAACCACTTGCTTGGGACAGAGATAAATCTTCTGATGATTTAGATGCACTGACTAGACATTTGATACAGGCTGGAGAGGTAGACGATGATGGAATCCTCCACGATACGAAGGTAGCTTGGAGAGCTTTAGCTAACCTACAAAGAAAGTTAGAACAATGAAAAAAGTTAAGTACATACCCTGTGAGGAAGATAAGTTGATCTACCACAAACAACATCAAAAGAGAAGAGCTGGTAAATTTGGTCAAAGAATAAGACATAGTATTAATAGTAAAAAAAGAATTTAACTATGGCAAAGAGAAAAATAATAAATGATTCTAAGAAGTTCCAGCAAGACTTTTGGAACTATATTGTAAATCCAATATTAGGATATTATGTTAAGCCTCACTCCCTTAGTAAGAAGGGACCAAGAAAACCAATAGGTGAATAAGATAGAACTCAATCCAAAGTATCAAACACTATTTGGAAGTGATGACAGATACTATGTTATGACTGGAGGTAGAGGATCTGGTAAATCTTTTGCTGTTAATACATTCTTAGTACTCCTAACTTATGAGAGAGGGACCAAAACATTATTTACTCGATATACTATGACTTCAGCCTCAATGAGTATTATACCTGAGTTCAGGGAGAAACTAGAACTTATGGGAGTAGAGGACCAATTCGAGATAACTAAAACAGAAATAACTAATAAGATAACAGGCAGTTCAATATACTTCAGTGGGATCAAGACTGCAAGTGGAGACCAGACTGCAAAGCTTAAATCTATTCAGGGGATAAATACTTTTGTACTTGATGAAGCAGAGGAACTACAGGATGAGCTTTCCTTTGATAAGATAGATTACTCCATTAGAAGTAAAACCTCTAAGAACAGATGTATATTAATTCTAAACCCTACCACAAAAGAACATTGGATATACCAAAGATTCTTCCAGAACAGATCCATCCCAGATGGTTGGAACGGAACTAAAGAAGGAGTAACGTATCTCCATACAACCTACTTAGATAACAAAGAGAATCTATCTAATTCATTTGTAGATGAGATAGATCTTATGAAGGAGAGAAGACCTGATAAGTATAACCACCAAATAATGGGAGGATGGTTACAACAGGCTGAAGGTGTTGTATTTACTGATTGGCAGATAGGTGAGTTCAATAATGATATAGATTCAATATTTGGATTAGACATAGGATTCGCTAGGGATGAGTCAGCTTTAGTAGAAGTCGCTATAGATAAAGAACGAAAGATTATATGGCTCAAAGAACATCTATATAAAAAAGGTTTAATCACTTCCCAGATATATGATTACTGTATTAGATATGCTGGTAGGAATTTAATCGTAATGGATAACAGCGAACCAAGGCTTTTGTCCGAAATGAAGATGAAGAGTCCCCCGCTTAATGTTACTCCCACAATAAAAAAGAAGGGGAGTATATTATCAGGTATAGCACTTATGCAAGACTACACTATAAATCTAGAAGGGGAGAACCTTATCAAAGAATTCAATAATTATGTTTGGGCAGTGAAGGGACTAAAACCGATTGACTCCTTCAATCACTTGATAGATGCTAGTCGTTACGGAATTCAATACTTATTAACCAGATCTGTTCCTAAAGGGATGTATATAATCAGATAGTTTTGGCTAAAGTAAAACCTATTTATAATATGTTTGCTCCATCAAAAGAACATTACGATGGGTTTCGTTGGTGTATTGAAAATTCAATTAGGGTATATCCAGAAAGGATTAAAGACTCAAAGAACTATAAGATTATAAAACAAGTTAAGAATAAAGATCAAGAATGGAAGTACGGGAAAACAGTTTTTATATCTAAAGAAGACTATAGTAAGATAGAAGCCTCAGAGAAGGTTTGGAGATTTTACTCCTATTTATATTTGGAAAGTCAGAAATAATATATATATTTACACTGTTCATTTATTAGAGTTTTTTTTAGTTAATATCATTAATCCCTCGGATAGCTCTGGGGGATTTTTGTTTGATAAAGGTTTGGCAGTTGGAATATTTTTATTATATTGCACTCGAATCAAAAATAAAATATTATGATACCTGATAAAAGTATAAATTTAACACTAGACAAAATCACTAGCTTTTCACCACCTAAAGCTAACTCAAGATCATTCCATATATGTATGGAGAGCTGGGTAGAATTTGCAGATGATGAATCTAAAAAAGGATTAGATATATTCGACAAAGTAGAAACATTTATTGAAATAGATATATTTGAATTCCTTGAATGGTTTGATAAAAAGACAATATTTAACCTTAAAAAGGAAGCTAAGAATTGGATAACTAAAAAATAAAAATATGAGAAACAATATCAATTTAACAGAAGACGAGAAACAAACTATAGACTATCTTTTAGAGGATGCTAAACGTGAGGCTATATCTAATGATAATTGGTCCAGAGTAGATAGACTTCAAAAAACTATAGACAAAATAGGTAAAATTTATTTTCACCATTTTGAGTATGAAGGTACAAATTACCTTAAAGTTAAGGCGGGATCAGATAACGAAAATATAAGTAGTGACAACGCAGAAATGATATCAATTAAAATACCATAATAACTAACAATGGATATAGCTGTTAGAAAATATTATCTACAACCTGAAGAGGTCAAGAAATACAATAGTGAGTTCTTTATTACTTTTGAATCTGGAGGTAAGATCTTAGAAATATACGACCAGACAGTGTATGATGTAAGTGAGATAGAACTCCCTGAGTACTTTTTCTTAGCTAGAGAATCTATATATCTTAACTGGGTCACATTAGAGAATGAAGAGATGTACGATATATATGTCCACGAATGGATAATTAAGAATGACTATAAACATAAAGTAGAACGAAAACAAAATTATGTATAAACCATTACCAAAATCATTGAAAGTAAAAGACAGCTCCATCCAAGGTCAAGGAATATTTGCAGATGAAGATATAATTGCTGGAGAATACCTAGGGCAATCTCATCACCACTTTAAAACTGGAGAGATATTTAGAACACCCTTAGGGGGTTTTATAAACCATAGTGAGACTCCTAATTGTTTTATATTAGATAACACAATAGAGAGCTCCTCTATATACACAGTGAGACCAATAAAGAAGGGAGAAGAGTTAACAGTATATTACAGGCTATATAATGTTTGAGTTGATAGCAATTTTTTATACTGTTGGAATTATTTGTTTGATCATCGCCTTGATGATAGGCAAAGACTAATTTTAAATTCAATAGGGAGCAGTATGAATTCAATACCCTTGTGAATTCAATAGGGGTGTAAATTCAATAGGGGGGTTCAGGTGTGGGTGTT